GTGATCAAATAAATATGCTAACAGATACAGTAACCTCTAGATATTTAGTTAGAGTTTCTTCAAGAATGTATCGAACATTTTATACTAAATTACATCAAACGTATCCGACTGAGAATGAATTTGACCAATTGTTTTCACTATTTGATTATTTATTATCAAGACATGGTAATAAAGCTTATAAATGTATTAAGTTGTATGAATCATTAGTTCTTTCAACCATATTGCTTAAAACTTCAATAACTGAATCATCTATATTTAGGCGTTATTATTCCAGTTGTTGGGAGTCTTTTAATAATGAAATGAATGATTTTAATGAGAGCAATCTTCTTTCATTGTCTTTTAGAAATTTCTTTATAAGCTTAGAAGTTCCTAAATTGGTTGAATTATACGGCTTATTTAGGTTATGGGGTCATCCAACAGTAGATGAAAGAGGAGGAATGAAAGCTGTAAAGAAAGTTGTTGATGATGGAAAAAAGTTCAAATTTGATGAGGACCTATTAATTGATATTCACGGCGTTATGATGAAACAAATAATTGAAGAATATATGAAGCTCCATAAACAATGGCCACCTGTTTCAAGCTGGGGAAACTTGGACGTCAATCATCCAATTAGAGTTGCACATAGTACTGGTGTAATAAGTTACGATGCAATATGTAAAGATGTCCCTTGGTCAGATTGGTCAAAAATTGAGTTTTCAAAATTTCATGATTTTGATTTTTATAAGGATTATACTGAAACTTTAGATGACAAGTCAATATGTGTTCCTAGAGATAAATGGGCAGGTTTATATGAAATGAGCTTAATAGGAAAAGAAAATGTTGTTGTTAATAGAAGATTATTGAAAGAAATTTTATTAACGGCAACTTACAACATAGAAGAAATTATATTAACTATTTCTAAAGATGAATTGCCTGAAAACGAATATATTGCTTGTCTTAGAGCTAAAGAGAGAGAATTGAAAATAGACCCTAGAATGTTTGTTATGTTTAGGCATAACTTAAGAGTTTATTTTTTAGCCACTGAATCCAATTTAGGAAAAACAATACTAAAGTATTTTCCTCAAATAACAATGACTTTATCTGAATCTTCACTTAATAAGCTTTTACTAGATATATCTAATATAAACACTAAAGGTTATAATAATAAAATATTCAAACATAATAAGGTTCAAATATCTCAGCAGGAAGCAATAGATTTAGGTGTTAAATATAATGAAAATAAAGATTCAACAGAAAAACCCTCTGTTTCTGATAAGTCAACAATAAATAAGTATTTACTTGGTGAATATTTTTGGCAAATTAAAGTATTTTTCAATATGGATTTTCAAAAATGGAATCTTCATTTCCAACTTTCAAATACCGAAAGATATTTTAAGGTCCTTGATCAAATTTTTGGAGTTCCAGATTTATATTCAAGAACACATAAGATATTTGCCAAACTTTGGGTAACTTTGTCTTCAAGATATAATCCTCCGGAAAATTTTACAGATAATATTGATGACATGCAAGAATCTGACCAAATCTGGAAAAATCATACCTCAGGTTTTGAAGGAATAAGACAGAAGGGTTGGACAATAATAACTAGTTGTATTCTTCAGTATATTGCAGATAGATTGAGAATTAAGTGTAGAATAATCGGACAAGGAGATAATCAGGTTTTAGAGGTAACTTTTGATTCTCCATTTGATCCTAAAAATCAAAAAGAAGATGCGGACACTTGGTTATCCCTTCAAATAGAACTGCTGTTAAGAGAATTAGATAGAGTGTTTTCCTTGATGGATTTACCAATAAAGAAAGACGAATCATGGATCTCAAAAAGAGTTTTTGCATATGGTAAAGAAATATTCGTTGATGGAGTTCAAATGCCTATGTCATTAAAGAAATTAAGTAGATTATTACCTGAAGTTAATCAAATATTCCCTACATTAAATAATAAAATTGCTGCACTTGGAACAGCTGGTCAAAGTGCTGCTTTGAAAGGTCATGATTTTATCATTCCCTATATAATATCAAATTTAGAAACGCTTAGACTTATTAAAATAGATAGAATAGTATCAATCCTTAATCATAGCTTAAATTTGCAACCTCAAGAAAGTGGTTATCAATTTGATATGTATAACTTGTTGCTACCTAGCATATTAGGAGGTTATCCTGTTCTTCCAATACATGAATATGTATACCGAGGTAATCCTGATCCTTTGACAGCTGTTATATCAACTTTAAAATGTTTAGCTTTACAAGGAACAACAATGGCCCATCACATATTATCATCTATAGGTATTGAAATACCATTCAGTGATGAAATCAATTATAGAATGCTTATAACTGACCCTACGAGTATAAAT